GCATCACAGCGAACCCGTCAGCATTCTCATCAGTGATCTGTAAGTTGATCACGTAATCACAGGCCATGTTAGCCAGTTGCGGGTTCTCATCATGCAACCCTCTCCACGTTCTAAGGTGCCTGTACATCTTATGGAAGTTTTCGTGCAGGATAAGAAACCGTAGTTCAGCATCGGTAAGACTTGCGATAAACGCTCGCCCGTAGAGGGTGTTCTTGCCATCAGTACATGCTGTGATATCGGCATCAATGACTTCTGTATTCCCGATCATCATAATGTTGGTCAGGAATATGTACCTTCTATCACGCATAAGCTGGACATGCGCCCGCTCGACACGTTGTTCTTCTGTTATCTTTTCAGCAAACATAATGTATCTCCTATTGATATAAGTAGTTATTCTCACGACACCACTCGGTAAACTCTTTGATGAGTACCATGTGAGCGCGTTGTGGATGGCTTTTGTGGGTCACACCTTGAACAAACAAGGCTTGGGCCTCCTTCGGTAGTCTCACAAAGTAAGTCAGCCATGCCTTCGTCCAACTTTTATCAATATTCTGCAAGGCTTTGTAAACTACCATGCACACGGCTGATGCGTTTGTGGGAACTATCGCTGTTGCGGGTGAAGTCTTGATAGACTCCAGCGTAGGCAGTTGATCGGCTAACTCGATGAACGCCATCATGTCCCGCGTTGCTGCCTCACCTATAGTGCCCGCTAACGCAGCTCGTAGTTCTCTTTTGCTAAGTACATCTCTCAACTTAACAATGTCACTTGCCGCTTCGAGAGAACGTGGTGTAACAAACGAGATACGTTCCGCCTGTGGGTGGAAGATGTAGGGATTGTCTTCGTAGTTAGATACCTCTTGGAAAGACTGAAGCACTTGCGGGAACTCTTTGACAAAGGATGGTATTACGGGATCAACATCATTGAGCATAGCCCAACCACGCCATTCCACATCGGTTGGCTTCTTCAGTTCCACATGGGTGAGTCGATTCCATTGGTGCGGGTCTAAGCTATCACCCACCCCCTCTTCGGCTAGGTTAGAAGTAGCAAACACGATAGAGCCATCTTTCAGGCACTTGTTTGCTATGGCTTTCTCCAGTATCACCCGTGTTAGTGCGGGTTTAACGCCCATGTTAGCCTTACCCAATTCATCGAGTAGCAGGATGATGGGCTGGTCATGGTGAAAGCCCAGCTCCTCATTAGGTACAAATTCCGAATACTCCTTATCACTGTCACCGGAGATCTTAGGCAGCATGATGTCGCCCAAATCCTTAGTGGTACAGTCAAAGTAAACAGGTTTATGATCAGGTAAGAGTTTTGCCAAAGACTTTAGCAGTGTAGTTTTACCTGTACCCATATGACCTTCCACAAATACAGTTCTGAGTGGGCCAAGGTGACAGATGAGATTAACAATCTCTTCATGATTCAGTGCATTACTCATTGTTATATCTAATTGCATTTCAATTCTCCAAAATTGCCCTGTAATTTACAGAGTGTTATGACGGGATACCGCCGATTAGGTTGTTAATTGTGTTGCGTATTTCGTTGCGTAGATAGCTATCCTCTTTGAGCGCATCGGTAGAGATACCGATAAACGCTGTCTGAATCTTAGCCGCCATCGCACTGAGCTGTGTGTCACTACCCACATTCAACGCTTTGGCTTCGGTTACTGCATCAAGGATATTGTCTACCCTGCTTTGCTGGTACCTTGGCTTATCCTCTCCTCCATACTTGCTCTCATCGAGTACATCTTGGAGTGCTACTAAAGGTTCCCTAAGTTTCTTCCAGATGTAAGCTGTGATCGCACCAACAAACCTATCGTTCTGGTTCGTGATGTTATCCTTGCTTTGCTGGATTTGTGCCTCGGTCAGGGTCTCATAAAACTTAGCCTTGCCTGACATCTGTACTTCCATCTGATGTATCTCCATGACGAACTCTTTACGAAGTACATCTGCATGTGGGTACATATTTGGATCGTACAATTCCCCCATCTCCACTGCATCATCCTTAACTAACTGCGGGTATTTTATCAGGAACGCATCGACTGCCTCATCCCACTCTTTTTTGGCTTGGTTCATTGCCTCCATGAAATCCGTGAAGTTAGCAGTGGGCAGCAGATACCATCCGTTACCAATCCAAGGCAGACAGTGTGTGATCCCTCGATTGCGTAGCGTATTGCTAAGACTTTCTATCCGCTTCAATTCTATTGATTGGGGGAACGGTTTTTTCTTGAAAATACCTGCACCTTCTGTCGCTTTCTTTTCTTCAAGAACTTCATTCGTTACCTGCCGATCAGTGATTGGCCCACCCCATTTGCAGAACTCTATATGTACACACATTGCAGAGGATGCAATCGTAGGGACTTGTTCGGCAATGTCAGAAGTACTCTGTAAACTACAGAGTGGTTGTACCTCCTGTTCCACTTCACCTTCTGGCTCCAGTGCCTCGCTTCTATTTTCCGTTGCCCACACCAATGCTTCTGCGGGAACAGGTTCACCAGCTATCTGTGCTTCCACAACCACATCAATTGCTATGTTGGCTGCTTCTTCGACTGTTGGTTCTTTACTGTTTTGCTTTTTAAGATCGTCTATGATGCCCATAAGGGTCTCCTTGTTTTTAGTTCTATTGTCCTGCCTGAATTAGCAGGGGAGAGCGGCAAGTATTGGCAAAGGGTTAGGGATTCGAACCCCAATCGCAAGGTTTTGGAAACCTGCATGTTACCGTTACACCAACCCTTCATCTCAATACCTCGCTCTACTCTGCTACCTCCTTTTTATTCCCCCTCCTTCTTAGCTAACTGTTCGGGCGTATCCCTGCTTAATGCGTCGAGTTGAAACCAATGCCCATTATCTTCTAACGATTCGTATGGCCCATTGTTGCTAACTAGATTTACGCAATATTCACGGACTCCTTTTCTTTCATTAACCCAAAATAGATCGTAGTCTACGTTTAGTTTCCGCATCATTTTATTTGCAGATTCAACACGCTTTTCCATTTCTGTAATTGAGCCAAGTTCTAACTCTATCCATACTCTATCCATTATCTATGCTCCCGCGAGCAACAGAACATTGTTTCGCGTCAGCTTCTACCTGTTGACGAGAACAATCTTCATCTTCCCACCCATCGTAGTTGTCTGGGTCACAGTATGTACATCCCACAGTTCCACATCGCTCGGCTACTGCTTCGGGCCAGTCAATTGGGCCTTCGGTGTTAACAGGTACATCAAACCGAATCGGCCTCAAGCTTGTTGCAAATAACGTAGGTTTTAGATTCGCTAATTGGTAAGTGCCGTCTTTGATCTTCTTGCGGGTGTCTGCAATACCCTCACCTAGAAACACGTTACGATACTGTCCTGTTGTTGCTGAGTAGTCCCAGTAATTCTTGTCGAGCGTTACGGTGTCACCTCGTATCTCAGCGATAGGCGTTCCATAGCTAATAAACATACTGCGGTTATCGTCATGGACAATTACTTGGGTTTTTGAATCATTGCCAAACTTGGTCTTCATTTTCTCTACGATCATTACGTTTGCTCCTCTGTTTGAATTTGAAGTAATGCTTCTTTGATTGCTTTGTTGCGAGTTGTAAATACAGTGCAGTTAGTCGGGGTGCCGAACAACTTGCTAGTGAAAGGGCGAGCGCCGGTGTGAAGGGCAAGCAGGAATGTCTTTGCTCGTACCCTTCGTATCGTGGCAACTCTTTTCCCGCCGTCGGTGATGACGGTGACATTGAGCGGCTTGCCTTGTTTGCTGATTTCAATCATCTTTACTCTCTCCCCTTTACCACTACACCTGTAGTGGCGGTCAGTAAGTTGATGAGGTTAGCCCTGCTGCGTTCGGCATGGTCTACCAGAATATGCAGGTGTGATGCTCCGTGGCTTTCAACTGCCTGAAGACCATCGTTTAACATACGTATCTCCTCTCTGAGTACACGGCGGATGTTCCCTTCCACCTTTGCTAAATCATCTTCCAAGTGCTCTATGCGATCTATTAACTTTTGCTTTGTTGTATCCATTCCCGTTCTCCAGTTTGCTCTGTAAGTTACAGGGCGGTTATGGCCCGAAGGCCGATCCATATGTTACAGGCGAATTCCCATCACATAAGTACATATTATAACACATCTATCAGTGTTTGTCAAGTGGTGTTAAAACGTATGCGTATATGCAATGTCCTATGTAAATGTATATTGTTCTGGTAATGTTCGGAAGTAACTTTTTGATTTAAAAGGAATGTTCGAATGTTCGCTATTTGAAAAGAGAGAGGGCGCGTTTATTTTTTTGAAAGGGAGAGGGGGAAAAGAGAACAATAGGGGGGGTCTCAAAAGAATCTTAGCTTGTTTTTGAGAAAACGAACATTCTAAATCTAGTTTTAGAAATAGATATAGATAGACAAGATTACGTACAAATACATAGGCAAAACAGAGTACCAACTACCATGAATAGCCACGTTTATATATTGTACGCATGTTGTTTTTAAAAGCGAACATTGCAGGAACATTATGCTATTTTGCGAACATTACAAGAACATTCCTTTTAAATCAAAGAGTTACTTCTAATACTCGACGCGGCACAAGTACAAGTTAGCTAACCCCCATGATACTGCATGTGTCTTTACCTAGAATACTCTGTAGGTTACAGAGAGTACATATACAATTACGCGGCACAGCCAACACCACTGGCACTAAGAACACCGCTGTTGGTGAGTACTCTGTAAGTTACAGAGTGTACATATCCAATTTGGCAGAAATGCTTTAGATGAGGACACCACAGGTGCATATAATACAGCTGTTGGCGTAACCGGGCTAAGTACTCTGTAAGTTACAGAGTGTACATATCCGAAGAGGGTAGAGGTCGGGGCTTTATGCTGCCCAGTACTCGGCGCGGCCTGAGTAACTGGTCTCTGCTCGACGCGACACAGGTAACTGGTTTCTCCTGCTGGGCGGGGGAACTCTGTAATTTACAGAGTACATATTTAAAGGGCTGCACTGTGGGGTCAGGTCTTGAATGGCTGGCGCTGTCTAGTCCTCGACATACTCGACGCGACACAGGTAACTGGTTTCAAAAGGCCGATTTTTTTGAGGCCAAAAAAAAGCCCAATCAGAATTTAATCTGATCGGGCTTTTTCATTGTGCTCAACTGTGTTACAGGTGAAACCTCTTGTGCTGACGCACAAACGCATAAGCTTGAACGATAGCATTTGCTTCGACATCAGTTAATTTATGCCACCAATGTTCGGGCTTGTCATCGTTGTCAAGGTCTAACCTACCAGATGGTTCCTCAACCGTACCATCAGAACCATCACCACCCAACGGGGTGGCATTGTCTGCCTCCGCTAGGATATCCCAAAGCTTTCCATACAATGCTTCTCGTGCGTGTTTCCCCGGTAGATAGTTTTGATATGGCAAACACTCTGCTATATCAACACATGTCCAATACTCCAGACCGTCCGGTATTTTTACGTTATTCATTTGAGACTGATCCTCCGATATCGAGTAGGCCGTTTGCCACCTCTATCTATAACTACGGTTAACAAATAGAATGAAGCGCAACCACCCAAATATATATAAGCTATAAATATTATGTTTTCCGGACCCCAATAACTAATGTTAGTTAGTAGAAACCAGACCATGGAAGTAACCATAATTACTGCGGTTATTACTGCGATAAAGACTATATTATTCATATTGTATATCTCCAAAAGTGGGGGGCGTTGCCGCCCCCCATCCTAGTTAACTAGGTATGTAGTTACCTAGCGCTTCCACCTGCTCAGGTGTTAAGGCTTCCTGCTTCATAACTTCATCAAACTTGGCAATCTCATCTCTAAGTCTACCGGTTGCTTTCAGTTGTTTAGAAGAAACAGCAAGTTCCTCGTCGAAGAGTAAACCACCCGTGTCGTCCGTTTCCGAACCACCTTCAGCACCTGCGCCTCGAACGATCAACTTATAAAGTTGATTAACGCCGTTCTTAACTCGCTGATTGTGTTTAAGGGGTGCTTTGGTTTCAGACTGCTTGGAAACATGGTCCACAATGGGCAATGTTTCCTTACTGTCACCGTAACCTGTAGTGATTGTCGCATTCGCTAACACGTAATTCTCATCCCGTTTGAATGCTTCCTCTAATGATATCGGAGGTTTTTCACTGGCACACTTTTCCTTGAGGTCATTAAGCTCAAGTTTGAGAAACTTCTCATAACGCTTTTTGCCGTTATAGATTTCAGTGGTTGCATTATCTCTAATGAATTCCTGATTAGGCTTGGTACACTTGATGTGATCAAGTGTGACTGCGCCGCCTTCTATCTTGGCAAACCCTAATGCCGGATTATCTTGGACATCGTTCCATGATTCGCGATACCACAAACGAATCAAGTCGTCTTGTCCGTCTAACCATGCTTGACGCATTAACTCCCATGTCTCTACTGTAAAAGCGGAGACTGCATCTTTAGCATTAGGTGAACAGATGTGTTGTGGAAGTACATTAAACGTCATGTACTTATCACAAACCTGCGCGTTGGTAACGTCCACCTTGCCGGTATTGCTAGCAGATATGGTTACCAATTCAGTCAATTGCTTGACCTCTTCGACCGGCAGTGCCGGATCGTTGGAACCTAGTAAAGTATTCATATGAATATTTCCTATAGGTCGCAGGCTATATAAACCGATGGCTTATATAGCCCACTGGTTAAGCAAGATCAAATGACCTTGCTTAGGCCAGAGATATCTCTCTAGCTTGAAATCATTATCTCATGAAATGTACATATTTGTTGATTGTTGGGGAATTGTGGACAAAAGTATGTAAATATATTAGAACACCCTGTAACTTACAGGGCGCTAGGGGTACTGCCCCCCCATGCACCGCTTGACACGTTTGGAAGGCTCGCCTCCTATACATTACTAATCCGCTCAAATAATCCAATATTTTTTGAGTTTTACCCCCCTACCCCCTCTATATAGGAGGCACCCCCCCTTCTTAATTTAAGTCCCCCTTGTAAAAATTTTTTTTTCATGTATAAACGCCAAATACGGGTAATCCCTGCGAAAATTTAATGACCTTACATATAAACCCTGAGATAGGGGTAGAGATAGCCGAACCTGACTCTTATATGGATCTCAAGGACAGGACAGAGGCCGCTTGTAATACCGCCGCACAGTTGGCAGAGTACGGGCTGGAAATAGAAACTACCCTAGAAGATCAGGATAATGCCGCTAAGTTAGTGGCCGCTTACGCGGCAGACCCCGAAAGTACGTCTAAGCGAGTCACCCCCAAAAGAATAGCAAGCCTAACCCCCGCCTCTCTAATCCTAACCAGTGCGATTCTCAAGGAGTTCGGGCAGTCAGTAGTAGAGAGTTCTCTACATATTAGACATCTCGTGACCAACAAGCTGTTGTTGGAGTCCGAAAATCCTGACCCGCGTATTCGCATGAGGGCTTTAGAGCTACTGGGTAAGATTTCCGATGTAGGACTATTCTCTGAGAAATCCGAGATTACGATTACCCATCAGAGTACTGATGATCTACGGATTAAGTTAAAGGATAAACTGGAAAAGCTTGTCGTCGGAGAAGTCATCGAAGACGCAATTGTTATAGATGTACATGCTGAACTAGGGCTAAAAGAAGAACAGGAAGAGGTGCAGGAAGAAAAACAGGAACAGGAAAAGTACGATGACGATGTGGTGGTTGTAGAAAAGGATGACTGAAGTTGCCCTCGACTTCTCAGAGGAAGAGGTGCAGCAGATGCTGGACAATCTGGACAATTTCTCTCCTGAAGAGGTGGTCGAGATTGACCGTATTATCGACGAGCTTGCCTCTCGGCGACAGAATGAATTAGCGTTTGATGATCTGATTGAGTTCTGCAAACGTATGCAATCCGATTACATTGTAGGTAAGCACCATCAAATATTAGCCAACCTGTTAATGGCGATTGAGCGAGGGGAGAAAGACCGGATATGCGTCAACATCCCGCCAAGACATGGTAAGAGCCAGCTTGTGTCTATCTATTTCCCGGCGTGGTTCTTAGGTCGTAACCCGAATAAGAAGGTGATGATGGTCTCTCATACGACAGACTTAGCCGTAGACTTTGGTAGAAAGGTGCGGAACCTCATCGCCACGGAGGAATACCGCAGTATCTTCCCTACCGTAGCCTTATCTACTGACTCCAAGTCGGCAGGGCGGTGGAACACCAATATGGGCGGGGAATATTACGCCTGCGGTATTGGCTCGTCTATTGCTGGTCGGGGCGCTGATCTGCTACTGATTGATGACCCTCATTCTGAGCAGGATGTCATTAATGGCAATTTTGGGATTTTCGATAAAGCCTACGAATGGTTTACCTTTGGTGCCCGTACCCGTCTGATGCCGGGGGGTAGGGTAGCTATTATCCAGACCCGATGGCATATGGACGACCTGACAGGCAGGGTGACTAGGGATATGGTCAATAATGACCTATCTGACCAATATGAGGTGGTTGAGTTCCCGGCGATATTAGATACTTCTAATGGTGAAGGCGAACCCATACAAAAAGCTTTGTGGCCTGAGTTTTTTGATATGGATGCGTTACTTCGTACCAAAGCGTCTATGCCTGTATTCCAGTGGAATGCCCAGTACCAGCAAGACCCCACAGCAGAAGAAGCGGCGTTAATAAAACGAGAGTGGTGGCGGTCTTGGGATAAGGAAGCCCCGCCGGATTGTGAATACATCATCATGTCGCTCGATGCTGCAGCGGAGACCCACAACCGCGCCGACTATACAGCGTTGACTACGTGGGGGGTGTTCTTCAATGAGGAAGAGAATGCGTACAATATAATACTCCTCAATAGCATTAAGCAGCGGTTGGAGTTCCCGGAGTTAAAAGAGTTAGCGATGGCGGAGTATAAGGAGCGGGAACCGGACTCGTTTATTGTGGA